CAAACTGTGACGTTCCCTGACTATAACCGTGCTGCACAATTTGTCCTAAGTTTGCACATCGCTGGTGTAAAGGCAGTGGTTAATCTTCTCCCTGAAGATGTGGCATGAGAAAGAATCAATTCATCCCTCTAGTCTTCCTCCTGTTCTTTATACTCTCCCCAGCATTAAGGTATAACACAGGAGAGTTATTTCATCTCATTGGTAACACAATCCAAAGCACAACGAATCAACAATGAGCACTCAAAAGTTCAAGAAAGAACTCACTGTGATGATGGAATCAAATGGTTTTGAGTTACAACGAAGTGCCTCACATCTGGTCTGGAAGCATGTCTCAGGTGTGCAGATCTTCACCAGTGCTACACCCTCCTGTCGTCATGCACTGAATCAAATTAAGCGCCAAATACGTCAAAAAGGTGTACAAATCAATTAGAAAAGCCTTTTTTTAATTAAGCTGATAATTTTATCTCTAATGATAATGATTGTTAATGCATGAGTTTCTGATACTTATTCGTATCATTTAGACCCCTTAGAAATGTCAGTTCTTATAGCGATCTTAGCCCGCAGGCTACCACAACCGCGCAGAAATGTCAAGACCTCGGAGATTACCAAAACCGCACAGTCCACCCAATTCTTATAAGGACCGCTGATAAATACTCTCACGGTCTTGACAGTTTCCCCCCTGCATCTTATACTGGCCACAGTTAAGTCCTCGTGCCCCTAAAACCATGTCAGTTTCTTATCTTCAAGCCCAGAAAAAGAATGTGCGTGTAACACTGGATCTTTCCGTGTACAGTGACTTTGATGCCAGACAGATTGATTGGCGTAAGTTATTCCAACTCGATGGTGATGAGACCGTGGAGGCTTATGTGGAAGACCTGGATGTAGACTGGTAAGAGTATAACCGTAGAGGGAATGAGATGCGCCCTTATAGACACTCACCAAACACACAGTTTCTAACACTTTATCATGACTCGTTCGATTGCACTTTCGCTGCTCGCACAAGGTAACAACGGCAATGAGATTCTGAGCATTCTCGAATCTATCGCTGCCGACAATGTGGAGATTGACATTATCGAATTCTGATCGTATAATGAGGGTGCTGCGGTTATTCGTGGCGCCCCCAGTTATTCGTTCTGACAGTTATTCGTGATGGCAGTATGTGGCCGTTAACGGTTATAACGGGCGGGCGGCGTGGCGGTTATAAAAAAAGCAAACAACCCTAACCTACAGAGGTGACAATTCGACCGAGCTTTATACATATCAAAAAAAATTCCCGGAGGAAAAAATGGGCGTCAAATGGATTCATAAGGACGGTTATTCGAGACCTGACAAGAGAACCCTACCTAAGAAGGGTGTTAAGAAAAAATAAATATCAGTGTTGATTAGAAAAAATTTCCCCCATGGAAAAAATCTACCACATCTATGCGCGTGGACACTGCATTTATCATTCATTAAAAGAAGAAGAATTCAAAGTAACTTGGACGGCACTGAGTCGTCTTGCAGATCTGGTTGCAATGAAGAGTGATATATCGTATGAAGAACTTATTGTTACGAAGGAATTAGAAGCCTCTTATTGACATGAATTTTTTATTTGGATTGCCATATCATAAAGGAAAAATTAATCCATTTTCTTATAATAAAAAAAAGATAATCGATGATATTAATCTGAATTATGAAAGAGATCCACGTAGAAATAAGTGGAGTAATGATAACTTTCATCATTCAAATTCCGATATTGATAATCCAAACTTTATTGATATCGATTATACAGAATTAATTCCTTTGTACGAAAAAGAGATCTATAAGTTCTTTAGTCAGTATGAAAAAATTTCTGTAAAAAATAATCTAAAATTAAATATAGAAATTGCAAATTATACTGCATCAAAGAATGATCAGTACATGGGTGAACATGCACATATACCATCGTTGTTTTATGGTATTCATTATTTGAAATTTGATTCGGAGTGTCATAAAGCAACACTTCATAGAAACACGAATACTTTTCCAAGATATACACATCATCTATATCCAGATTTTTATAATGCTTTGGATGATAGATGTATTGAAAATTCTTGGTTGTATCAGAGTTGGGAATTTGATACTCAAGAGGATGATTTTTTTATTATTCCTGCAATTGTAGAGCATAGTACAAAACCTTCATATTCTGATAAACTTAGAATTACGGTTGTCATGAACATCGATTTGACAAATTGATATATACTTGGTAAAATTGAACTGAAAGTTATTTTCTCTTATGGCAAAAGGATTTACTGTTAAAGCTCCTGCTCCAAAGGTACAAGAAGCAGAGTGGGATTATGATAAAATTAAAGAACGGATGCGAGGGAAGTCAATTGTATTCTGTCTTCCTGGACGAGGTTGTTCATATCAGTTTTTAAAGTCATTTGTACAGATGTGTTTTGATCTGGTACAAAATCAAATGAGTATTCAGATTTCTCAGGATTACTCATCGATGGTGAACTTTGCGCGTTGTAAGTGTCTGGGTGCCAATGTACTGCGTGGACCAAATCAGATTCCTTGGGATGGTAAACTGCAATATGATTATCAACTGTGGATTGATAATGACATTGTGTTTAACACAGAAAAGTTCTGGCAACTCTGTGATTTGGCTCTGAGTGAAGACAGCGAAGGTAATCTCGTTAACAGAGAAATCACCGCAGGTTGGTATTGCACAGAAGATGGTCACACGACCTCAGTTGCTCACTGGTTGGAAGAAGATGACTTCCGTAAGAACGGTGGTGTGATGAATCATGAGACTCTGACCACCATGGAAAAGCGTCGTAAGCCTTTCACTGTTGACTACACTGGTTTCGGTTGGGTCATGATCAAGAACGGCGTCTTCGAGAACCTTGAGTACCCCTGGTTCGCTCCTAAGATGCAGGTCTTTGAATCTGGTAATGTTCAGGATATGTGTGGAGAAGATGTGTCCTTCTGTCTGGACGCAAAGGAAAAGGGTTTCGAGATCTGGTGCGATCCTCGGATCCGTGTTGGTCACGAAAAGACTCGTGTAATCTGATGACCTTTGATATCCTTTATAGAGGCAGAAAATTATACCAAAATCTCACGCATGAAGAATGTGCTGAGATTCTCGATGATCTGGCACAAAGGTATTACCAAGACGAAGAATTTGATGCAAATGAATTAGAATTAAAGGAGCATACTTATGGCTAAACCAAAAGGTTCAATGAATAAGGTCACTCATGTGCCTGGAGCCCCGAAAAAAACTCGGCAGGGTCGGAGTCCCATGACACTGACCTCTGCTACTTCTCGCAATGGGAAGCAAAAGAAATACAGAGGACAAGGTAAGTGATTCAATTGAATCCCACAATCCCAGTCGTTACCCCCAAAGGTAATGGTTGGGCATTTTTTTTAATTGATCGGTCACAGGAGCATGACCTTGAGTGGGTTGTGTTCCTAGATAATGGTGGGTATTGTTGGACTTTTAAGAACTCCGATATCCGAATTCAGAAAAATTATACTTTACATCGAGATAAAATTCAAGATTTCGGGATAGCAACCCCGTAAAAAGTTCTGATTTACCAAAATCAGGAGCTAAAATCGATGGCAAAATCACCAACTGACAAAGGAAATGACTTTATTGAGTCGGGAATGACACTCATTACTGAAATTTCCTCTGAAAAATATCTTAAAAAAGCGAAAAAAACTCAAAAATATGACATTCCAAACGATCGTTACTCAAGACCATGTGGCGGAGCAGGTGGATTTGACGATTTTGTTGAAAGATGGCACGAATAACCTCCAAAATCCCATCTAAATAAGTTAGATTTATTGCATTTTCATGCCTGTCGAAAGGGTAAGTAAGGGATTTAAAGACGTAAGTGCCTCATTTTTGGTGAGTGCATTAAATTACGACATCATTTCCCTTAAAAATGAGAATGCGATCGCTCGCTCTATTCGCAATTTAGTTCTTACCTCGCCTGGAGAGCGTTTTTTTAATGAAAATTTGGGTTCAAATGTCTCAAAAACAGTTTTTGAGAATATGGACAACGTTTCAGCATCAATTATTCAAAGTGAAATTGAAAATACAATCAATAATTATGAACCAAGAGTGAATTTACGCGATGTTAAGGTGAGACCAAACTTCGATACTAACGAATTTGACGTTACAATTACATATGAAATCATTGGAATTGATGTTTTACCTCAGCAATTGACATTTGCCTTACAACAAACACGATAAATGGCACTAGTAAACTTTAGCAATCTCGATTTCGATCAAATTAAGAGTTCTCTCAAGGAATATTTGAGGGCAAACTCGAATTTTACTGACTATGATTTCGAAGGTTCTAATTTATCGACAATAATTGATGTTTTAGCGTATAATACTTACATTACTTCGTACAATGCTAACATGGTTAGCAACGAAGTTTTTATTGACTCTGCAACTTTAAGAGAAAATGTCGTTTCTCTCGCAAGAGCCATTGGATATGTTCCAAAATCCAGAAGATCTTCAGTTGCAACAATTTCTCTTTTTGTAGATACTAGTTCTTTAGCGCAAATACCTCAAACGCTAACGCTTCAGAAAGGACTTGTATGCACTAGTTCATCATCTTTTGATGGTAATAGTTATTCTTTCAATATTAATGATCCAATCACAAAACCAATTGTTAATAATATTGCAACATTTGACTCAATTCCTGTATATGAAGGAACATATATCACTCAGACATTTACAGTAGACGCAAATAATCCAAATCAAAAATTTATACTGACAAATTCTGGAATTGATGTAAATTCCATTCGAGTTACTGTTAAAAATACCGAAAATAGTACAATTACTCGCAAATTCAGTCTTTCGGAAACTTTCATTGATATTGGTCCAGAATCAAAAGTCTTTTTTATTCAAGAAATTGAGGATCAAAGATATGAATTAATTTTTGGTGATGGTGTTTTTGGTGTAAAACTTGATAATCTCAATTATGTTGAAGTTTCCTATTTAATTTGTAATGGAAAGAATGGAAATGGAGTTTCAAATTTCATATACTCTGGAAGAATTTTAGATAACAACGGTAATGTTGTTATTGAATCAATTTCTGATATCACGACTGATGTTTCTTCAAATAGTGGTCAAGATTTAGAGTCTGTAGATTCGATTAAAAAATATGCACCAAGAATTTATGCATCTCAAAATCGTGCAGTGACGGCTGCAGATTATGAAGCATTAATTCCAACAATATTCCCTGAAGTAGAATCAATTTCAGTATATGGAGGAGAAACTTTAAATCCACCAAAATACGGAAAAGTTTTTATTTCGATAAAACCATATAATGGTGATTTTGTTTCTAGTATCATTAAGGATACAATCAAAACAAAATTAAGAAAGTATACTGTTGCTGGAATTGTTGCTGAAATTATCGATCTTAAGTATTTGTATGTTGAGTATGATACAACTGCATATTATAATGCAAACTTAGCTCCAGGTGCAGGAACAGTAAAATCGCTGATTGATAGCAATATATCAACATATGCACAATCTACAGAATTAAATAAGTATGGTGCAAGATTTAAATACAGTAAATTCCAAAAAATTATTGATGATAGTCATGCATCAGTAATGTCAAATATTACCAGAATACAAATACGTCGCAATCTGCAATCTAAAATAAACAGTCTTGCGGATTATGAACTTTGTTATGGAAACGGATTTCATTTAACAAATACAAAAAGCGGTTATAACATTAAGTCGTCAGGATTTAATGTTGATGGCATAGTTGAGACGGTATATCTTGGAGACGTTCCAAATGCTAACCAAAAAACAGGATCGTTGTTCCTGTTTAAATTAAATTCACCAACCGATCCTATTGTAGTAAGAAATAATGTTGGATCAATTGATTATGAAAGAGGTGAAGTTAGATTATACCCAATTAAAATAACAAATACTGCAAAATCTAAAGATGGAATAAAAATTATTGAAATTTCTGCAGTTCCAGTATCAAATGATGTTATTGGAAAAGAGGATCTTTATTTGCAACTAGATATTAATAACAGTATGTTAAATATGCAAACAGATGATATTTCATCTGGAGCAAACATCTCTGGATCAACATACACAGTAACTTCAAGTTACACCAACGGAAGTTTAATCAGATTGTAATATGTCGCAAGTAAGAGTAAAGACTAGTTTAATCGTTGAGAATCAGGTTCCTTCTTATGTTAGAGAAGAATTTCCACTTCTTGTCGAATTTTTGTCTCAGTATTATAAATCATTAGATTATCAAAGTGCTGCATCAGATATTCTTCAAAATATTGATCAGTATGTAAAGATTGATAATCTTGTAAATTTAACTGAGTCTACCACTCTTACCAATGTCGTAGAATTATACGATACAACAATTACTGTTAGTTCAACAACTGGATTTCCAGATACTTATGGATTAATCCAAATTGATAATGAAATTATCACTTACGAATCAAAAACTTCAACAACTTTTGTAAACTGCAAAAGAGGATTTTCTGGCACTACTTCATACCAAAACCCATCAAGAAAGGATGAATTAGTATTTGAAGATTCAAATGTAGAGGAGCATGAATCTGGAACTACAGTATTAAATCTAAGCATTCTCTTTTTAAAGGAATTCTTATTAAAGGTCAAAAAACAGATTTCTCCAGGATTTTCTGGAAGATCCTTATATTCTGGAATAAATGAGTCTTTATTTCTAAAACAAGTTAAAGACTTTTACTCCTCAAAAGGAACGGATAACTCATTTAAAATTTTATTCAATGCATTATATGGTGATACTGATTCTTCTGTCATTAAGCCAAGAGATCATCTAATTCAACCATCAGATGCTCAATATTACATTACCAAAGATTTGGTGGTAGAAAGATTACAAGGTGACCCAATGGATCTCGTTGGGAAATCGTTGTATCAAGATGCTAGCACTTTTATTGAAGCTGCAAAGGGTATAATTTCTAAAGTTGAAAAAATTGTTAGAGGAAATAGAGAGTATTATGTATTGAGTATTGATTATGATCAAGATAGAGATAGTGATTTTTCACAATCTATTGGCGATTTTTCAATTCACCCTAAAACTATAACAACAGCAACAGCGGGAATTGGTGTTACAACTCTTGAAGTAGATTCTACAGTTGAATATCCACAATCAGGAACTTTATTAATCAATCCAACTCAAGATACACAATTTTTTGTAACGTATACTGACAAAACAATAAACCAGTTTTTGAATTGTTCTGGAATAACACAGACAATTGAATCTGGTAAAGAAATTTTTGCAGATAGTTATGCTTATGGTTATTCTGCAATTTCTACTGATAATATTGTAAAGGTTAGAATTTCTGGCGTCCTATCAGATTTAGATATACTCGATGAAACTTATTATTATGAAAAGAATGATCAAATTCAAATTAAATCTTTGGGATCAGATTTAAAATCGGTTAAAGCAAATACTTGGTTTTTTAATATTTCAACGAGATTTGACGTAAAATCAATTGAATTGGTAGATAATTCAAACTATACCTACAAAGTCAATCTTTATGATGAGCATGAATTTGTAATCGGAGATTCTATTACATTAATTACATCAAACAATAAAGAATTTTATGGTGAAATTATTCCAGAAAATATTTCATCAACATATTCTTCAGATATTTCTGGAATTTACTCATCAAATATATCTGGATTTGATAATCGCAAATCATTTAATATTGTTGGGCAAGGACCATTAAACATAAATGCTTATTATACTGTTAGAAAAAATATAACAAAAGTATCTACAACAAACTATCCAGAAATACACAAATATACTTCAAACGTTCAAAATGTATACACAGATTTAAACGATAATTTGTATGTCGCTTCAAACTCTCTTCCAAAATATTATAATAGACCATTAACGATTAATGATAGGTCTATTACTTTCTCTGGGACTTTTTCTGGAACGCAACTGGTCATTGGTAATCATGGTTTATTGACAGGAGATGCAATTATATACAATCCTGTAGATGATAGCAATAAACTTGATTTATTTCCTGGAATTTATTTCGTTAGAAGACTTACAGAAACGTCAATAAGTCTTGCAAGAAGTAAAGAAAATCTTCATTCAGAAAATTATATTTCTGTAAATGGCGTAGTAACAAATAATAAATTTTATCTTCTCAATTTGAGTGATGAAACATTAGAAGAAAATAGAGTAAAACCTCAAAAATTAATTCGTAAATTATCAACACCGTCTGATGATGGATCTGTCCACACTACTCCAATTGGAGCGACGGGAATATTTGTTAATGGTGTAGAATTAACAAACTACAAGTCCGAAGATATTATTTTCTTTGGTCCACTTCAAGAAATTTTTCCAACTACTCCTGGAAGTGGTTATGATGTTATCAATCCACCAATTTTAACTATTTCTGATCAACATGGAACTGGCGCAGCGGGAATTTGCAGTGTAACGGGATCTTTGGTCAGAGTTGATGTTATTGATGGTGGATTTGATTACTTAGAAGATCCTATTATTACAATTACTGGAGGAAATGGATCTGGAGCTTTAGTAAAACCAAATTTAATTGAGTTTGACCATTCTGCAGTTTTTAATTCTTCAGCAAGTGCATTACAAGTCAGCACATCAAATAATACTATCGGATTTTCGAGTTATCATAAATTTAGAGATGCAGAAGAAATAGTATATGGCACTCAAGGCGGAACGGGTGTTGGTGGTCTCACAACAGGAGCAAAATATTATGTTTCTGTACAAGATGGATTTACTGTAAAATTACACAAAACTTTATTGGATGCTGCTGTTGGAATCAATACTGTAGATTTAACATCTTTTGGTGCAGGAAATCATAAATTTGCATCTACATCCAAAAAGAAAAAGATTGGTTCGATTTCTGTTGAAAACGGAGGTACTGGATATAGTAGTGGAGGAAATCCAGTTCAACTTATAATTAAAGGAAGAGTTGGAATTTCTACTTTAACTGGGCAAAGTTTTGATGCTGTTTTAAAACCAATATTTAGAGGACAGATAACATCAGTTTCGCTTACTTCCGGTGGAGAAAAGTATGGCAAAGAAGATATTATCAATTATGACTATCAACCAACATTCTCTTTAAATAGTGGATCTGGTGCAGAAGTTTTACCCGTAATTTTTAACGGAAAAATAAAGCAAGTTTTTGTTACAAATTCTGGTAGTGGATATAATTCAACACCAAACCTTATTATCAACGATCCTGCAGGTACTGGAGCTGTTCTTTCTCCTATTATTAGTAATGGGCAATTAGTCGAAGTAAAAGTAATTTTTGAAGGTTTAGGGTATTCTGAAGGTGTTAACATTGATGTAGTTGCTGCAGGATCTGGTGCTTCGTTCAAAGCAAAAATTGCATCATGGAGAATAAACAACGTAGAAAGGTTAAGATATTTTAATCAGTTACCTTTAGATGATGGAATTTTGTTTAAATCCAAAAAAGACTCTTACGGGTTAAAGTATACACATTCATATGCTCCTCGAAATTTAAGATCTTCAGCTCTAGCATATAGTTTTGTTGATGAAGTTCCAATTTATGTTCCCGATCTACAAATCCTAAACGGTGCAGAAACTGATTCTAGTATTCATTCACCAATACTTGGGTGGGCATATGATGGAAATCCAATTTATGGTCCATATGGATTTGATTCTAATGGAAATGTTAAGAGAATGGCCTCTGGTTATACGCAAATAACCAATTCCAATAGACCTAGCGTTTTGCAATATCCATTAGGATTTTTTGTTGAAGATTACCAATTCACAGGATCTGGTGATTTGGATGAACATAATGGAAAGTTTGGCCCAACTCCAGAATATCCAGAAGGCATTTATGCATATTTCTGCACAATACATTCAATCAATGATTCTGTTGGCAGTTTCCAATTTTATAGAAGACCAGTGTTCCCATATGTAATTGGACATGCTTACAAATCGAATCCAATCGATTTCAATTTCTTAACAACTTCTAATCAGGATGAAATTAATATCAATGAAACAAATTGGAGTAGAAATACTAGACCATATCACCTCAATAGGCCTAGAAGTTATTATGATTTTGTTCTTGATCCAAATAAAATTAAAAAACAACTGTCAATTGTTAAAAGTGCAACAAGATCTGGAATAGATTCTATTGGAATCACTACTGGAGGATCCAATTATCAAATTGGAGATAAACTCATCTTTAACAATAGTGGAACTGGTGGATTTGGCATTTCCGCAGAAGTTTCTCTTTTGGATGGAAAAGAAATCACAAATATTGGTATAGGAACATCAACATTATCGAATGTTCAAATGGTTCCTTTAGCAAATTCCAAGAAGTTTATTGGATATGTAGAGAATCCACATGCTTTATTGAATAATGAACTCGTTTCTTTCTCTGCATCTGGAATTTCTACTAGTGGAAATATTAGTGTTTTAAACAATAAATTAACTCTCACATCTGGAGTTGGATCTGCAGTATATACGGGATTAGTAACGTATTTTAATGTAAGCGGAAATCTTTCCATCATTAAAGAAAACGATGTTTATCAAATTGCTAATGAAGATATTAAGATTTTAAACGTTGATGTTCCTTCATCTAGAATCAGGGTTTTACGAAACTATCAGGGTATATCAACAGTTTCAGCAGGAACTACATTAACAGAAAAGACAAGAAGATTTGAACTGTCTTTTGGTATTTCAACTTCAACCTATAACTTAAAATTAGATAAACAATTATACTTTGATCCAAAAGAATCTATCGGATTAGGAACTGTTTCTGGTCCTGGAATAGGATATACTTTGAGTTTTACAAATCCTGGTGCAGGAATTACTCAAGTTAATATTCCTGTAGGATCCTTATGGTTACCAAATCATGAATTGGAAACGGGAACGGAATTAGTATATTCTCCAAATGGTGGCGTTGCAGTCTCAATTTCAACTGATGGTATATCAAGTTATCAACTTGCAGATAATTCTGTTCTGTATGCAACAAAACTTAGTGAGTATTTAATTGGTATTTCTTCTGTTAGAGTTGGACTTGGAACAACTGGTTCATTTGTCGGTATTGGCTCAACACAAGCGTCATTGTTATACTTTACTAATGTTGGCGCAGGAAATTCACATAGTTTTACTACAAATTATGAAAACACTTTAAAGGGAACTGTATCATCAAATAGAGTTACAGTTGCTACAGCATCAACACACGGATTGCAAGTTAACGATACTGTTAAGGTTTTCGTTTTACCCGGAGTTGTTACAAGTTTGTATTCTGGAACTTATAGTTTAGTTTCATCTGCAGGAACCCAATTCTCTTATTCGATTTTAAATTATCCAGAAGTTGCTTCATATGCGAGTGGAGAGTTAAAGTATCAAACAACTTCTACAAATGCATATGGACCAATTTGTGCAGTCAATTTGAAATCTAAAGGACTTTCATATGCAACACTTCCTACAGTATCAACAGTAAAGAGTGGAATTGGAACAAATGCAGAATTAATTGCATATGGAAGAAATATTGGTAAAATTAATAAAGTTGAAATTCAAGATATTGGGTTTGATTATCCTTCAGATTTAAGTTTAAGACCTACTGCAAGTATTCCTCAGATTTTAAAAGTACAAAATCTAGTTTCATTTAAATCAATTGGAATTTCTTCTGTAGGAAGAAACTATAATATTGCTCCAGATTTAATTGTAATTGATTCATTAACAAGAAAAGTAAATCCAAATGTAGAGTTGGATTATAAACTTGGAGATACTCAAGTTACTATTTTAAAAAATACTAATGACCTTTATAGCAATTCTACAACTATTTTTCCAGTTAACAATACTAATGGAGTTGGTATTAGTACAATAAAATTTATCCAATCATCTCAAGATGTTGTCGTAACTTTAGGATCAAGTTTTAGCAATGCTGCAGACTTCCCATTTGCTATTGGTGATAAAGTTTTAATTGAAAATATTAGTGTTGGTGTAGGATCAACAGCAAAAGGATACAATTCTTCTGCATATGGATATGAGTTATTTACTATTATAAACATCGATCCAAATATTGGTGGAATTGGAGCCACAGTTTCTTACAATATTGCTGGAAAATTAGCTTTTGGAGAATATGTTGGAAACTACGATCCAATTAATTCAACTGGAAGAATTATTCAAGAAAAAGACCTTCCTATTTTTACTCCAGAATATTTGGAAAATACTTTCCTTAATGGAGAAACTGTATATACACAATCATCTTCAGGAAAGATTATAAGATGGAATGAAAATAATCTTCTCATGAAAGTTGCAACTGACAAAGATTTTTCAGTTGGAGAGACTATAGTTGGCAAATCTTCTAAGGCAGCATCGATAATAAAAGAAATTATTTCTTTCGATTCTATTTACAATGTCAAAGCTTCATCTATTGTCAAGAAAGGTTGGCAAAGAGAAACTGGATTCTTAGATAATGATATTCAAAAAATTCATGACAATGATTATTATCAGTATTTTTCATATTCAATAAAAACTAAAATTCCATTTTCTGAGTGGGATGAAACTGTTGATGATTTAAACCATTCAGTTGGATTTAAAAAATTCGCTGATTTGCAGATACAATCTTCTTCAGAATCTGTTGGAGTTGGATCTACCTTATCCGCAGAAATTTCATCAATTGTTGAATTAGATTCTGTTCTGAATTTAAATTGCAAATCAGATTTTGATAATGCACGAGAAAATAATATTATTTTGGATAATAACTATGCATCCAATCAAATAATATTTGATTCGGCAATTCTGCAGGATTACTTAGAATCTGTTGGAAATAGAGTTCTTACAGTTGATGATCTGGGCGATGAATTTAATAGTAATCCAAGATCAACAAAATATTCAAATATTGATGTATTTGATCTGGCAACAGGTAGATATAGAAAGTATTTAACTTATGTAAATGATGAAGCATATGTTGACCAAAATCAAGTTATGTTGGTCTCATTGTTGCACAACAATACTTATGGATTCTTAAATCAATATGGACAAATTTATAATTTAGATAGCCTTGGATCTTTTGATTTTAGTATTCTCGGTTCGGAAGGTATTTTGCAGTTTTATCCAACATTTTTTGCGGATAACGAATACAATATTTCCTTCTCCAACCTTTCAGTCGCAGATTTAACGACTTCTACTGGAAAACAAAGTTTAGGTGATATTGTAAGTATTGCTTCTTCTAGTGTAACAATTCCAACAGGAACAACAACAGCAACAACAGTCGTTGGAATAGCATCTACTTACAGAGGATCTAAAGTCTATGTTGTAATTGGTGCTGAAGATGGATCATATTACGAAGTAGATGAACTTAGCATAGTTCATGATGATAATAATGTTTTATATATGGATTATGGGCAATTGTCAACAGATAATATTTCATCTTTTGGATCTCCTGGAATTGGAACTTATATTGCTTACCTTTCTGGATCAGAATTAAAAATTGATTTAAAACCAACAGCAGGATTATCTACAAATCATTTTGTTAACACTATTAGAGTTTCTATTGCAAATTCATCTGCAGTTGGTGTTGGAACTTCTAACATGTTTGATAGTTACATTAATTCAAATGTAACGAATATTTCTGCATCAGGATCACCAACAGCTACAACAGTTGCATCATTTGGTAAAAATTATAATGCAGCATATTACATTGCCGTTGTAGAAAATCTGACCGACAATCAATATCAAATATCAGAATTGGTTTCGATGAAAAACCAATCAAATGCATATGTTTCAGAATATGGATTTGTTCAAACTGATGGTTCTATTGGAGATTATACAATTGCTAGAATTGGTGACGATACTGCATTACAATTTACCCCAAAAGCAAACGTAGATGTTCAAGTAAGAGTATTCCAACAAGTTCTTACGTCAACTCATAATCATAATTATCCATCCACAATAAGTCTCAATAATGCATCTGTTAACAGTGGTCATGGTTTTTATGAAGGGACAAATGCTGCAACTAGAAAGAGTTTCGAATTAACTCATAAAGAATTACCAATTTTTGAAAGATATTTTTCTGGAAATTCTTCTGATATTGTAAATGTCGATGCAGACCAAGTTAAAATACCAGCACATTATTTTGTAACTGGAGAAAAACTTGTTTATGAGTATTCATCTTCTGATGTTGGAACTATAAACGCAATTGGAATTGCAACAACCACAATTATCGGAGTCGGTTCAACCGATAAATTACCAAAAACCATATATGCTGTTAAGGAGAATGATTTATACTTGAAATTTGCTGGATCAGCTGCAGATGCTTTATCTACTCCACCAAATATCTTAGATATTACTAGTGTTGGTATAGGAACATCTCACGTATTGAGATCAACAAATCAAAATGCTAGAGCGATCATTGCAATTGATAATGTAATTCAATCACCTATTGTTGCTACCGCAGTAACAACAACTGTATCTGCAGACGTTGGATCAGTAACCGAGTTGATTACATTATCTGGTATAACTTCAATTTTTAGTGGCGATTTAATTAAGATTGATAATGAAATAATGCAAGTTGCAACCTTGGGATTTGGAGCAACAAACGTTGCAATAGTATCAAGAGGTCAATTAGGATCAGGAATCGCTACTCATGCTTCTGGTGCTGTAATTACAAAATTACTTGGTAATTATAACATTGATAATAATACGATCCATTTCCCTGTTGCTCCTTGGGGGAAAGTTCCATTTACCAATCCATCAACAAGACCAGATGAACAGGACTATGTTGGATTGGAGACTGGATCAACATTTAGTGGTAGAGTATTTTTAAGATCTGGAAAATCCAATACTTCTGAAGATGCTTATTTCTACAATAAAGTGTTTGATGATATTTCTGCATCATTTACTGGAGCAACCAATGATTTTACGTTAAAATCAGGAGGCTCTAATATTACTGGTATAAGCACCAGTAATGCTGTAATCTTAATCAACCAAGTTTTCCAAGGACCATCAAGATCAACTATTCCAGTAACAATAGAAGGAAATTATAGTCTTTCACAATCTTCTGGGATAACTACCATTTCGTTTATAGGTAGTCAATCTCAGTCATATGATATCAATGCCTCACAACTTCCAAGAAAAGGCATTATTGTTTCGGTTGGTTCAACGTCTGGATTAGGATATCAACCATTAGTTGCTGCTGGTGGAACAGCAACTGTTTCCATCGCAGGAACGATTAGTTCAATTTCTATCGGAAATAGTGGTTCTGGTTATAGATCAGGAGTACAAACAGTTAGAGTTGGAGTTGCAACTTCAAGTACTGGCACTCCAAATATTGAATTTATTGGAACTGCTGCTGTCCAAAATGGTAATGTTGTGAGCATTGCAATTACAAATCCAGGAGCAGGATATACATCAACAAATCCGCCTATTGTAATTTTCGATTCTCCACTTTCTTATAGCAATATTCCTTTAATTTACAGTTCCACATCTCCAATTGGACTTGGAAGTGGAGCCAAGGTTGATATTATCGTTGGTCAAGGATCCAGTGTAGTTAATTTTGAAATTGTGAATACTGGTTATTCTTATGGTCAAGGAGATATTTTAACTGTTGCAATTGGAGGAACTGTAGGAATTCCCACAAATACATCATTACCATTTAAAGAATTCCAAATTTCAGTCGATAGAACTGCAACAGATTCTTTTGCTGGATGGTCTATTGGTGATCTTCAGGTTATTGATCCAATTGATACTTTATTTGACGGTGAAAGAAAAACTTTCCCAATTAAGATAAATGATGTTTTAACTTCTATTAGATCTAAGCAAGGATCTTCAGTCGATGTTGAAGCAACATTACTGGTATTCATCAATGATGTTCTCCAATTCCCAGGAAAGGGTTACTTATTCCCAGGAGGAAACTTAATCACATTCCCAGAACCTCCAAAATCGGGCGATACTTCAAAAATATTATTCTATAAGGGAAATGGTGAAATTGATGTTAATTTAATTGATATTTTAGAACCAATTGAAGTGGGTGATAGTTTACAATTAATAGATGATTCGATATATCTCACACAAGATGAAAGATTGGTTACAGATGTATCTGCAAGCGATTATGTTACAACTAACACCTATTTTAGTCCAGGATTAACATTTGGATCGACTACAAGAAGACCAGTTACATTATGCTATAAAACTGAAGATAAAATTATTGATGGATTGGAAGTTGGAAAGACAAGAATTCTTTATGAACCATTTATTCAACCATCATCAAATATTATTAGTAGTCTTGGAATAAGTTCTTCTGTAATTTATGTCGAAAATGTCAACACAATATTTGATGCTGAGAATGAAAATACTGCAGGTAATGCCGACTATAGAAAGGTTACCATTACATCGCAGGATTCTATCGTAGGAGCGTCTGCAACAGCAGTGGTTTCTGTTGCAGGTACAATATCATCATTTGTCATTAGTAATGGTGGTTATGGATATACTTCTGCTCCAGAAGTCATAGTAGCAAATCCTGTTGGATTAGGTTCTACTTATAGATCTGTTGGATCTGCAACAATTGTGAATGGTGTTGTTACTTCAATTTCTGTTTTAAGAGCAGGAACTGGATATACAAGCGCAAATCCACCTTTAGTTTTTATTGGTTCTCCTAATGCAAAGAAAGAAACCGTTTCTAATGTAAATTATGAAGGTGACTTTGGAATTATTACTGGAATTAATACAACATCAGTTTCTGTTGCAACAACAGGATTGGTATTTAATTTCTTTATTCCAAAGAATTCATACCTTAGAGATCTTCATGTTAATAGCGTTGGAATAGCAACAACAGGAGTTTCTGGAATTTCTACTGGATACTATTTTGTCATTAAAAATTCAAATGTTGGAAAAGGAGTTACTGCAATAGATGAAAATGGATCAATCGTTGGTGTGGGAACAACATGTTTAGACAATATCTACAAAGCAGTTGCTGTTTCTATTGGACAAACATCCGTTCCAGGAATTGGATTAACTTATGTTGCAAAAGTAACTGTAAGCCTTACGAATTACAATAATTTAACAGGTTTAGGATTTAGCTCTTTCTATGGAGAATATAGTTGGGGAAGAATTTATAATTTAGATCGTACCAATCCAAAATCATTTGCAAATTATAATAATGGCATGGTAGGAGTTTCAACATCCCCAACTGTTCAAAGACTCCTCCCATTAAAACACCGAGATTATACTACATAAATACATAAAAAACTTCAAAATGGCTGCTATCATAACAGATCAATTTAGAATATTGAGTGCTAAGAATTTTGTTTCTGCAGCAAGTTCTTCAGACAATTCATATTATGTTTTTGTAGGACTTCCAAACGCATCTGAATATAGTTCAACTTGGGATGCAAATCCTCCTGCCCCAAAAGATAATTTTGATGAAGAAAATGCATATTGGGATACTGCAATAGCTCTTAAAAAGGTATCTACAGAAAACATCAAACAAGTTATTAGAAAAATAACTTGGAGTTCTGGAACGACTTATGATATGTATCGCCATGATATAAGTAGATCTAATACATCAAAACCTTCTGGAGTTACTAGTTTATATCAAGCAAATTATTATGTTGTAAACAACGAATATCGTGTTTACATTTGCTTACAAAATGGTACTAATCCAGAAAATCCCGAAGGAAGACCTTCTCTGGATGAACCAACATTCACAGATTTAGAACCAAGATCTGCAGGAACTAGTGGTGACGGATATATTTGGAAATATCTTTATACAATTTCTCCAAGCGATATCATTAAGTTTGAAACTTCTAATTTTATTCCTGTACCAAAAAATTGGGAAACTAGTGATGCAAATTCGGTAGTTAGAAATAATGCAGAAACGAGTGGACAAATTAAAATCGTTACCATCAAAAATCGTGGAGTTGGTATCGGAACAGCAAATACAACATATACAAGAGTTCCTGTTAAAGGTGACGGAAATGGAGCTGAGGTAACTATTGTAGTTAATAATAATTCTAAAGTAGAATCAATAAGTGTTTCAAACGGTGGTTCTGGATATTCATATGGAACTGTTGATTTAGTAGCAGGAAATGTTCCTACAGGAACCACTGCTCCAGAGTTTGATGTTATAATTCCACCAAAAGGTGGTCATGGTGCAGACATTTATAGAGAACTGGGAGCAAATAGAGCGGTTCTTTATGCGAGAATTGAAAATGATACTCAAGACCCAGATTTTATTACTGGAAATCAAATTTCTAGAGTTGGAATAATTGAAAATCCTTTAGTTTTTGGATCCGATTCCATTTTAACATCAGATAAAGCAGCTGCTGTTTACGCATTGAAATTGGTTGGAGCTGGATATAGCACAGTAACATTTACAGCAGATAGTCTCATTACACAAACAGTTGGGGTTGCATCAACAGCAGTTGGTAGAGTTGTATCCTATGATCAAAATACTGGTGTTTTAAAATATTGGCAAGATAGAACTCTTGTTGGATTTAATAGTGATGGTACAAAGAATTCAAGTCCAATTTATGGATTTAGATTGCATAGATTTACTTCATCACCTGGCGTAGGTGGTACAACTATTATCCAAGGTGGAACTACAAATTTATCAATCGATACAAACTTTACTGGTATATCAACCTCAATAAATAGTAGGACATATTATTTTGGACAAAATTTTATTAATGGTGTGTCCAATCCAGAAGTTGAAAAATATTCTGGAAATATTATTCATGTAGACAACAGACCTTCAGTTACTAGGTCGTCAAGTCAAAAAGAAGATATCAAGGTAATTTTGCAATTCTAAAAAATCATGCCAGAGTCAACTAATCTCAACGTTTCTCCATATTTTGATGATTTTGATTCTACTAAGAATTATCATAAAGTTCTGTTCAAACCTGGATATCCTGTTCAGGCTAGAGAATTAACAACATTACAGTCAATCCTACAAGACCAAATTGAAAAATTTGGAAATCATGTATTTAAGGAAGGATCTGTAGTAATTCCTGGTCAGTTAAGTTATAATAACCAATTTAAATTTGTAAAGATTGAAAATTCATATCTGGGCGTAGATGTAAGTGTTTATATTCAAGATCTTATAGGTAAAAAAATTACTGGAGATGAGTCAAAAGTAGAAGCACAAATTGTATATGTTTTACCTCAAAATGAAATTGAAAATCAATATACAACTCTGTATGTAAATTATTTGTCTTCTGGTTTAGGAGATCAAGAAGTATTTTCGGATAATGAAAAGTTAACTCTGAATACAGCATACACTCAAGATTCTGTCATCATTCAAAGTGGAGAAGGATTTGCAAACACTACATCAAATGCAACTGGTAATGGATCTGCTGCTGTACTTAGTAATGGAGTATATTTTTTAAGAGGATATTTTGTTGAGGTTGCAGATCAAACTTTAATTTTAGAACCATATTCAAATATCACAAGTTGCAAAGTAGGATTTGACGTAATTGAAGAGACTATCACATCTGATGAAGATGATAGTTTAAATGATAATGCAAAGGGATTTTCGAACTATGCAGCTCCAGGGGCTGATAGATTTAAGTTAACTGCTTTATTGAGTAAAAAAGAAATAACTGATACGACTGCAGAAAATTTTGTCAGTCTGTTAGAAATTAGAAACGGTGAATTAGTTAAGAATACTACTACAACATCACAATACAACGTCCTTTCTACGGAACTTGCTAGAAGAACGTCCGATGAATCTGGAGACTATTATATTAGACCATTTGATGTTGTTGTAAAAGAAACTTTAAATGATAATTTAGGAAATAATGGTGTATTTCAGATTGATCAATTAACATACAATAACAATACACCTTCTGAAGATTTGGCAACATATAAAATTGGTGCAGGAAAAGCATATGTAAAAGGATATGAAGTTGAATCTTTATCAGCAAACTTTTTAGATTTTAAAAAACCAAGAACCACAAAACGTGTTAATGGTGCTAGCATTGCATATTTAACTGGACCAACATTCACTGTAAATAGAGCAACTGGTGCTCCAAATTTAAATCTTGGAAATCCATTTGTAATAAGTCTTAGAGACTCTAGAATCGGTGTTACATCTTCTGCTCTTCCTGGAAAAGAAATTGGATTAGCAAGGGTTTATGATTATGCATTAGAGTCTGGATCATATAACACATCAAATTTAAATCTGAATCAATGGGATATTGCGCTATTTGACGTTGAAACATACACAGAAATTGTATTAAATCAAAATATAACTCTTACAACACCAGTACACATTAAAGGAAAATCTAGCGGAGCTACAGGATATTTAAGATATGATGTAAATAATGCTGGAATTCTTACTGCATATGGGGTAAAGGGTTCTTTTGCTGCAAATGAAAAGTTTATTTTTAATGGTGTAGAGACGACTAGCAGAGTATCAACAGCAGTAACCGAATATTCTATTAAAGATGTACAGTCTTTAACCAATGTAAGCACCTCAACTACTTCATTTACAGCAGATATTGTTCCAGTTACAAATTATAATGTTGGTCTTGCATCAATTACTGCAAGATCTACCACAGGCATAAGCAGCATTAGTTTAAATTCTGCAGATAATAACTTTGCATTTACTAATAATGTAAAGGTTGGTGGACTTGTTCAATATACAATTCCAGGTTCAACCGTTCCAACTTACAATAAAGTTTTAACTGTATCTCAAAATTCAATTGTAGTTACGGGAGTTACAACTGTAACAGGAATTTGTGAAGGATCTCCTCCAGCAGCTTCAAATAATGTAAATGATCTGGTAATTCTTGGATCTGCATTCCAAACTTCTGCAGATAACACTTTATATACAAAACTTCCAAAAAATTATATTAGTTTAGTGGATCTGACAGATTCAAATCTGACAATCAAAAAAGAATTTGCAGTAACAATTTCCAGTAACCAAACAAATACGTTGACTGCAGGTGATAATGAAACATTCTTACCTTTTGATGAGGAAAGATATGTTTTAGTTAGATCTGATGGATCTTTTGAACCACTGAGATCTGATAAGTTTTCATTTAATACGACTTCTTCTGAGTTAACGATTTATGGTCTTGGTTCAAACGATTCAAGTGCGCGATTAATCGCAACTTTAAGAAAAACAAAGATTAAATCAAAAGTTAAGAATAGAAATAGAATAAAAACTTTAATAGTCAACAAGTCAAAATATGACTATTCTGGAATTGGATCGACAACTATAAATGATGGGCTATCATATGGATCATACCCATATGGAACTAGAGTTCAAGACGAAGAAATTTGCTTAAATGTTCCTGACGTAACAAAAATTTATGGTATATTTGAATCATCAACAACATCAGAAGCAAATCCATCTTCAGTTACATTTACTTCATTAACTGGACCAAATAATAAAACTTCTGATTTATTGGTAGGAGAAAAATTTGTAGGAAAAACTTCTGGTGCCATCGCAATTTATACAAACAAAATTAATGATTTAAATGTCAACTTCATATACTTAAATGATAAATCATTCCAACAAAATGAAGTTGTATTATTTGAAGAAAGTGGAATAGAAGCTACAGTTTCAACAATTACTTTATCTGACAAAAATATAACAGAAAATTATACATTAGATGCCTCTCAAAAAAATACAATTTATGATTATTCCAGAATAATCAGAAATCCATTATCAAAAGAACCAGCAAAACAAATAAAAATTATTTTTGAATCGGCAAGTTTTTCTTCTTCCGATCTCGGAGATATTACCACAGTAAATTCATACAACAACTTTGATTATTGTGATATATTGCCAGTTGAAGGAAAGGTTGCAAATAGTGACATTTTAGATATTAGACCTAGAGTTTCTGAATATGCTGTTTCTGCAGGATCACGTTCTCCATTTGAATTTTTATCAAGAACATTCTCAGAATCTCAAAATTGTGGCAAAAACACTCTTGCATCCGATGAATCGATTCTTCTTTCCTTTGAGCACTATCTGGGAAGAATAGATAGAATTTTCCTGACTAAAACTGGTGCATTACAACTTATTTCTGGAGATCCAGCAGAAACACCAAGACCACCTAAGGCTTTAGATGATGCCCTAGAAATTGCTTCTGCAGTTCTTCCTCCATATCTTTGTGATGTAACTAAAGCATCGATTAAATTGGTTTCTCATAAGAGATATCAAATGAAAGATATCTCAAGACTTGAGGATAGAATTAAAAACTTAGAATCATATACAACATTAAATCTTTTAGAAGCAAATACACAATCTCTGAGTATAAAAGATTCTAATGGATTGGACAGATTTAAATCTGGATTTTTTGTAGACAATTTTAGAACTACAAATTCACAAAATACATCAACCAAGATTAAGAACTCTATAGATCAAGTAAATCAGGAATTGAGACCATCTCCATATGTAACTGAAGTTGATTTATTACTTGGATCAAAGTCTTTAGTTGGAATTGGCGCATCTATAGATCCTTTAGCTGATCCTAGGTTTGTAACTGATTTGATTGGCGAGAATATAAGAAGAACGGGTCAAGTTATCACACTTGATTACACTGATACATCTTTCTTGACACAACCATATGCTACTAGATCTGAAAATGTAACTCCATATCTTGTAACCAATTACATCGGTAATATTGGATTAACACCGTCATCAGATGTTTGGACCGATCAGGTTAGATTGGATCCAAAAGTAATTACTCAAGATAACTTTACAGCTACACAACAACAGTTAATTGCACAAGGATTTGATCCTCAAACTGGATTTGGTCCTGTTAATTGGAACGCTTGGGAAACCACATGGACTGGAAGAGAAACAACTCAAAGAGTTGAAGATTCTGGAAATGCAACCACAACATTTACAACAGTTACTACAACTGAACAACAAAGAAGAACTGGCACTCAATTACAACTTACTGAGCAAGTAACAACAACATCACAAGGAGACTCTATAGTTTCTTCTGAGCTTGCAACGTTCATGAGATCTAGAAATGTTGAATTTGTAGGAAAGCGTTTTAGACCATTTACTCAGGTCTATGCATTTTTTGATGGCGAAGATGTAAATTCTTTCGTTATTCCAAAACTCCTTGAAATTACAATGCAGTCTGGAATTTTCCAGGTTGGTGAAACCGTAGTAGGAGGTTTTGCAGAATCTGCGATTAATCAAAATAACACTCCGGGTGTAAGTCCTACAGAAATTAGATTTAGAGTTGCATCAGCAAATCATAAGTATGGTTCATTTAATTCACCAACAGATGTTTATACAAGAAACCCATATGATCAACAAGTAATTGGATCTTTAAGTTCAACATATTCTGCAACATCCACATTACTCAACGTTGATATTGCAAGTTTATCTGAACAAACACAAGGACAATTTTTTGGAAGAGTTGCAACAGGTCTCAAATTAAGAGGATTGACGAGCGGTGCAGAAGCAACTATCTCAAATGTCAGATTAGTCTCTGATAATGTTGGTGCGGTTATTGGTTCATATTTAATTCCTAATCCAAATGTTCCAACAAATCCAAAGTTTGAGACTGGAGTAAAAACATTCAAGTTAACTAATAGTTCAACAAATTCCTTAGTACCTGGATCAGTATTTACCGAAGGTGAAGAAAATTACTATGCACAAGGTCTTCTGAATGGTATTCAAGAAACGGTTGCTTCTGTTAGAAGTCCACGTTTTGAATCAACTACTCTTACAGATTCTAGAACACAGTCAAATTCTTCAACATCTTCAAATACTACTGTCACAAGAATACAACCAGTATTCATTACAAATACGATTGTCGTACAAGCTCAACCACCAAGAAGAGATCCACTGGCACAATCATTTACCATTCCAGAAGGAAATGGTTTATTTGTAACCAAAATTGATTTGTATTTTAGAACAAAAGATGATACTCTTCCTGTTATAGTACAATTGCGTCCAATGAAACTTGGACTACCAACCGAAGAAATTTATCCATTTAGTGAAGTTGTAATCGATTCAGAAAATGTCAATATATCTGAAGATGGTAGTGCAGTTACAACAGTAACATTCCCATCTCCAGTATATCTCAGAGGTGGACAAGAACATGCTGTTGTTCTTCTTTCGGATTCTACTTCATATCAAGTGTGGATTTCTAGACTTGGTGAACCAGATGCAACAACTGCTGGATTGACTGAATCTCAGCAAATTTATGTTACTGAACAACCACTTTTAGGATCACTATTTAAGTCGCAAAATGCTTCTACTTGGACTCCAAGCCAGTACGAAGATCTTAAGTTCAATCTTTATCAAGCAGTATTTACAGATGAAGTTGGCAACATCAACTTCTATAATCCACAACTTGCAATTGGAAATAATCAAATTGCAAATCTTCTGAAAAATTCTCTTGATATGAATTCAAGAAGAATTCGTGTTGGATTGGGAACTACTGTAACCAGCACAAACTTTATAGTTGGTACTACAGTTTCTCAATTAAATTCAAATGCAACTGGAAACTATGTTGGTGCGGCTGGATCAGCAACAGGAAATCTAACTATTACAAATGCTGGTATTGGTTATTCAAATGGTTCGTATAATAATGTTTCTTTGCAAAATGTAAGTGGATCTGGTGTAAATGCAACTGCAAACATTACAATTTCTGGAAATGTAGCAGTTGCTGCAACAGTTAATGCTGGTGGATCTGGTTACAAAGTTGGCGATGTTTTGTCAGTATCCAATTTGGGTGGAAGTATTTTAGGAACCAACATGAGATTGTCTGTTGGTCAAATTACCGGTATCAATGAAATTATTCTTGATAAAGTTCAAGGAAACTTTGCAACTGGAGCCGGAAGCACAATTACATATGTTGCAAGTGGCATTGGAATTACAAGTTTAAATGGTGGTGGTGTATCTGCAAGTTACGTATCTGTAGATTCTGAAGAATTTGATGGACTTCATATCAAAGTTAATCATAAGAATCATGGTATGTATGCACTGAATAATAATATTGTCATTTCTGGCGTATATCCAGATTCTACACCAACTACATTAAATGCAGCATATGCAAAAGAAGATTCGGGAAATATCGTACTTACAAATGCAAGTGGATTCTCAACATTTGAGAATGTAAGTGTAGGTTCTACAAATCCTGGATATATTTTAATCGGTGATGAGATTATTGCTTATGAAGGAGTAAGTGGAAATAGTTTAACTGGGATTACTAGACAAATTGATCAAACCAAATCATTCTCATACACTGTTGGAACTCCAGTATTTAAGTATGAATTAAATGGCATTTCTCTCAGAAGAATTAATAAAACACATAGTCTTCAAGATGTTGGATTCTCTTCAGCGAGAACTTATGATCTTGATTATTATTACATTAAGATTGACACAAGTTCCGATGGAAATGTAGCATCTTTACCTCAAGGTCAAGTTGATAGAAGTGTTGCTACATCATTCCCACCACTTTATATTAATGAAACAAAATCTGCAGGTGGTGCAAACATTTATGCAACACAAAATATTCCTTTTGAAATAGTAAGACCAAATATTCAAACTATGAATTTACTTGGAACTGGACTTTCTGCTTCAATTAGAACAGTAACTGGATCAAGTGTTGATGGAAATGAAGAATCTTATGTTGATGTTGGTTATGAACCAATTTCATTAACGTCTAATAATTATCTTAATTCTGCAAGAATTGTAGCTTCTTCTGTAAATGAATCTTCAGCATTATCAACATTACCTGGAAATAAATCCTTTACATTAAATGTAAAAATGGATACATTTGATAGAAACGTATCTCCAGTAATTGATCTTGATAGAGTATCAATGGTCTTCATTAGCAACAGAGTAAATAATGCTATTACAGATTATGCAACTGATTTTAGAATTTCTACGATTGAAGATGATCCATCAGCATTTGTTTATGCATCAAATCCAATTGCACTTGAAGTTCCAGCATCTTCTTTAAAAGTTATTGTAAGTGCATACGTCAATAGAATTGGTGATTTGAGAGCATTTTATGCAATTATGGGAGATCCTACTGAAAAACCAATTTACTATCCATTCCCAGGATACAACAACTTGGATAGTCTTGGAAATATTATTGATGTTTCCAAGAATGATGGATTATCTGATATTAAAGTTGCAAAAACTGATAATCTTGCTAATCTAAGTCAGAATCTTGATTATAAAGAATACACATTCACTACAAATAATTTGACAGATTTTAGATACTTTAGCATTAAACTTATTGGTTCTTCATCTGACATGGCACATCCACCAAGAGTTAAGGATCTTAGAGTAATTGCACTTGCGTAATTATGACTACAAAATTTTCTAAAGTTGAAGGTTATACTAGTTTAGTTCGTGATAATTCTACAAATGCAATTCTAAACACCAATATGAGTGACTATCAAAATTATAAAAATTTAAAACAAGCAAAGGAATCTGAGGGACAAAAACTTCAGAAACTTGAAGATGACATGAATAGATTAAAAGATGATATTGGTGAAATTAAAAATCTTTTGAGAGTTTTGACCTATGGATCCAAATAGTATTCAACTTACAAATTTAAATAAATCTTTTGAATATGAAAAGGTTGCTCGTGATATAGATAGTATAAGCGATATTGATGAACTAAGAAATCTCGCTAAATCGTTTATGAAGTTATATCTCAAGCAAGAAGAAGTTTTATCTGAACTCAAATGGCCCAACCCAGTACACGACAAGAACTGATTGATTACTGTAAAAGAAAACTGGGATATCCAGTTTTGGAAATCAACGTTGCTGATGAGCAAATAGAAGATCTTGTTGATGATGCGGTTCAATATTTTCAAGAACGTCATTTTGATGGTGTCTATCAGACATACATGAAGTATCGAATAACTCAAGATGATATTGATAGGGGAAGAGCTAGAGGAGGAAATACAGGTTCTGTTGGAATTACTACAACAACCGTAACAGAAACAGTCGGGCTTACAACATCATTTAATTTTGAAGAAAACGGAAATTATTTACCAGTTCCGCCATCAGTAATTGGTGTTAATAAAATTTATAAATTTGATGGCACTAATAGCATTACTCACAATATGTTCAGTGTCAAATATCAGTTATTCTTAAATGATATTTACTATTGGGGCACCACTGAACTTTTAACCTATGCTATGGTTAAAACTTATCTGGAAGATTTTGATTTCTTAATAACGACTGAGAAGCAAATTAGATTTAATAAGAGACAAGATAGACTGTATATTGATATTGATTGGGGAAGTGCTGCTGTCGGAAACTACATTATTATCGATTGCTTTAGGACATTAGATCCTAATGATTATTCTAGAGTTTGGAATGATTCTTTCTTAAAACCATATTTGACTGCATTGATCAAACGTCAGTGGGGTCAAAACATGATGAAATTTACCGGAGTCAAATTGCCTGGTGGTGTAGAACTGAATGGTAGACAAATGTATGAAGATGCTCAAAGAGAAATTGATTTAATTATGGAAAGAATGTCCAATACTTATGAATTACCACCATTAGACATGATAGGATAAAAATATGGCATTAAATCCTTTCTTTCTCCAAGGATCTAAAACAGAGCAATCGTTAATTCAAGATTTGATTAACGAACAAATTCGCATGTATGGAGTTGAGATTTATTATATTCCAAGAAAATTTATTACAAAAAAGACTGTTATACGTGAAGTTATTGAATCAACTTTTAATAACACATATCCCATCGAAGCATATGTAAACACTTATGATGGATATGAAGGACAAGGAACTATACTTTCAAAATTTGGTATTCAAGCATTAACAGATTTAACTATTACAATTTCAAGAGAAAGATTTGAAACTTATATTACACCTTTAGCTGAGGGATTGCCAAATATTGAACTCATAAGTAGACCAAAGGAAGGAGATCTAATTTTCTTCCCACTTGGAGATAGATTATTTGAAATTAAGTTTGTAGAACATGAACAACCTTTCTATCAATTACAAAAGACCTACACTTATGAATTAAAGTGCGAACTCTTTAGGTATGAAGATGAAGAACTTAATACCGGAATTGATGTTATTGACGATTCTATTGTTAGTAAAGGTGGATACGTACAAACTCTAACGTTAGTTGGAGTTGGAACAACAGCAACAGCCGTTACTGGAATATTAAATGGTGCAGTTCGTTTAATAACTATAACAAATCGAGGATATGGATATACTTCACTTCCACAGGTTGCAATTTCATCTTCTCCAACTGGAGGACTAACCGCTGTTGGAATTGCAACAATTATTGATAGTATTGTTGATTGTAATGGTACTACTTCAAACAAAATTCAGGGTGTTGAACTTATAAATCCTGGTTTTGGATATACTGTTGCACCAGGAGTTGTATTCGTAGGTGGAGGAGGAGCAGGTGCAGCTGCAACTGCAACAATTGGTAATGGTGTAGTTGGAGTCATCACAGTAACAAACGGTGGTAGTGGTTATGCAACACCTCCAATTGTAACTATTCCTGCTGCGCCTGGAGGAGGAATTAATGCTACTGCAAGAGCGTATATTAGTTCAGCAGGAATCGTAACATCTATTAGAATTATAAATGCAGGAGCAGGATATACCACTGTACCAACTATTACTATACAAACACCAACTTCTACTGGAATAGGAACATTTATTCATAATGAAACTGTTACAGGTAGTATTAGTGGAACAACAGCACTTGTAAGATCTTGGAATTCTCTAACTTATGAACTTGATGTTTATAAAATTGATGGTGATTTTATAAATGGAGATGTTATAACAGGAGCTGCATCCTCAGCATCTTATAAAGTAAGAGCATATTCAGTAGATGATATTCGGAATAAATATGCAGATAATGATACTATTGAGTCGGAGGCAGACGCAATATTAGATTTTTCTGAGAAAAATCCTTTCGGAACACCATAGATAGATTATCTTTTTGTTAAATAGTTATATACGGAATTGCTAACATGTTTGAATATTTTTATCACGAAATTTTGAGGAGTACCATTGTAGCTTTCGGAACTCTTTTTAACAATATTAAAATTAAACACACAGATGATTCAAATAACACAACAAGTGTTATTGAAGTTCCTTTGGCCTATGGTCCGACTCAAAAGTTTTTGGCACGTCTTGAGCAAGTTCCCAATCTGAATAAACCAATTCAAATTTCATTACCAAGAATGTCATTTGAATTTACTGGATTAACTTATGATCCTTCAAGAAAAGTCACTACAACACAAACATTTCTTGCTGGTCTGGCATCGGATAAGACTCAACCAAGAAGAACATTTATGCCAGTTCCTTATAATATGTCTTTTGAGTTAGCAATATACACAAAATTAAATGATGATATGCTTCAGATTATTGAACAAATTTTACCATATTTCCAACCAGCATATAGTTTATCTGTTGACTTAGTACAAACTATTGGAGAAAAAAGAGATATTCCTGTTATTTTTGAAGGTATCTCAATGCAAGATGATTATGAAGGTAATTTTGAAACGAGAAGATCTTTAATTTATACTCTTAGATTTACTGCAAAAACATATCTTTTTGGTCCAGTTACAGATGTGTCCAAAGATGTTATCAAAAAAGTTACTATTGGTTATATCGGTGGCGATCAAACATCAAGTCCAACAAGAGATCTTTCTTATGTTGCAGAACCTCGTGCTATCAAAAATTATACTGGAACAGTAACCACAACTCTTGTTGGTGATATTGATGCTTTAGACACAACAATTTTTATTGAAGTTGCAGATGCATCAAACATTTCAGCACAAACATACATTGTTCTCGACAACGAAGAAATGTATGTTGAGTCTAAAACTGGAAATACACTTAAGGTAGCACGAGGTTCTGATAACACAATTATTGCTCCTCATGTTGGAGGAACTTCTGTTAAGAAAATAACAGCAGCAGACGATGCCTTAATTAATATTGGTGATGATTTTGGATTTAGTGGATCATGAAGATGACAAAGAAATTCGACAAACTGAATGAAACCTTTGATGTTTCTGATGAAATTGTCGAATCAAAGTCTGAAATTGTAGACGCAAAGATTGAATCTTTAGCTTCTTCTACTGAAGATATTAAAAAAGACTATGAATACACCAGAGGAAATTTGTATTCAATTATCGAGAAAGGACAGGAAGCAATTAATGGTATTCTTGAGTTGGCAGCAGAAAGTGAAATGCCCAGGGCTTATGAAGTTGCTGGTCAATTAATTAAAAACGTTTCTGATGCCACTGATAAGTTGATGGATCTTCAAAAGAAATTAAAGGATATTGAAGAGACTAAACAAGTTCGTGGTCCTACAAATGTTACTAATGCACTGTTTGTAGGATCAACTGCAGAACTTTCTAAACTTTTGAAAGATGGATTGGGAACGGATAATAAATAATTAAAAAAGTGCTATGGCAGTCCCATCAGTTAATATATCCATAGAAAAGGGTGCAGATCATGCATCAACATTTACAATTACAAATGCAGATGGAACTGCTTTTGATTTGGCGAATCAAAGTGCTGTTGCAAAATTAAAAAAATTTCCATCTTCTACGACATCATATTCCTTTAGTTCTTCTTTGATTGTAGCAACTGGAAAAATAACAATATCTATGGGAAATACCGTGACAAATGCTCTGGATCCTGGTAGATACTATTATGATATCATATTAACTAATAGTTCAACTTCTAAGAAAACAAGAGTAATTGAGGGGATGGCTCTCGTGTCTCCATCAGTTTCGACATAAATAATTTTAAATGGATTGACCATTTATGCCAGAATACAATGTTAGTTTAGATACTAATAGTATTAACGCTTTTATTGTGTCTGCAAAAGCATTGGGTACAAAACCAGTTACAGTATCTATAGAAAAAACCGTCGTGGCCGAAAGACTTTCAGATCTCAACGATGTTTCAGTTTCCGATCTTTCAAATAAAGATCAATATGTTCTAATGTATGATGCTGGATTGCAAAAGTATAAGTTAGTTAATCCAGATCAAGTTTTAAATGCTGCAGCAACAGAACCACAGCAACCAGGATTAGTTGGTTATGCAACATCATTTCTTGATCAAATGGATGTCGATCTTGATGATCGAATTGATGTTGATGCGGGAACTTTTTAAAACTAAATATAATAAGTAAAAGATAATTTAGACAAATGCCTGCACCGGTTATTCAGTTTAAAAGAGGATTATTTGCAAATCTTCCTGGGTTGCAAGCGGGTGAACCGGGATTTACAACTGATAGTTATGATTTATATGTTGGTTTAACATCTTCAACTGGAACCAACAAATTTGTAGGATCTCATAGATATTGGACTCAAGGTACTTCTACAAAGGGTAGTGGTGTAAACCTTGTAGAAGCAACTAATAATGGTTCAAGTTTTATAACTCTTGCATCTCCAGCATCTCTTGCAGGAATTGTAACTTATTACTTTCCTTCAAGTCAAGGTAATGCAAGTTCTGTACTCACAAATGATGGTAATGGTAATTTAACGTGGGCTAGTGGATCTGCAAGTCCAACTTTTAGTGGTATTGCATCATTTACAGATACTACAGATAATACTTTAGGAAATCCTGATACTGGTTCAGTTCAAATTGATGGTGGTCTTGGAGTCAATAAAAATGTAACAATTGGTCAAAATTTAAATGTACAAGGATATTCCGAATTCGTTGGTGTTGTAACTTTTCGTGGTGGAACAATTGGACTTGGAGATACAGAAGGAGATAACGTTGTAGTTGGTGGAGAATTTGCATCTAATTTAATTCCAACAACTGATGATGCATATGAACTTGGAAATAGTTCCAAGAGATGGAAAAATTCGGTATTTTCTGGAATTGTTACTACTGGAACTATAAGCGCAACTACGGGAAATATTTCTGGTAATCTTACTGTTAGTGGAGATCTTTTTGTAAATGGTTCGACAACTCAGGTAAATACTCAAACATTAACTGTTGAGGATTCTTTAATTGAAGTTGGTCTTGTAAATGGTTCTGCACCTTCAACAGATCTTGATATTGATCTTGGATTACTTTTAAATTATTTTGATGGAACTGCTAAAAAGGCTGCAGTTTATTGGGATGATAGCGCATCCAGAATTGTCCTTGCGTCCCAAGTTTCCGAGTCTTCTGGAGTATTGACTGCCTCTGGATATGCAGGACTGGAAATTGGATCACTTTATGTCAATGATTGTGCAGGTCAAACTCAGGTTATTTCTTGCACAGGATCAACAAGAAATCTGATCAATATAACTATCGATGGAGGTTCATTCTGATTTTAAATTATGGCATCTGAAAATGACTTGAAGTATCTTTTGAATACTTATCAAAAAAAGGCAATGGATTTATTTACACAACTTGTTGTTGCAGAAACTAAACTGGAACAAGCACTCACAAAAATTGTTGAGTTGCAAGAAAAACTAAAAAAATATGAACTAAAAACTGATAACAACTCAGAAGAGTCTTATTGAATCTTTTTATAAATATTTTTAATGCTGATTAATGCCCAATATATATTGGGTTTACGGTATATACCAACAATGTTAAATTGATCTGATGGCAAATCCAAATATTAAAATTAAACGGTCTGCTGTCCCCGGCAAAAGACCAACAGTAGACCAATTGCCCTTAGGCGAACTTGGACTAAACACTTATGATGGGCAATTATTTGCCCAGATTGATACTGGTGGTGTTGGAATCGCTACTACTGTAGCTACGCTTACTCCTTGGAAGGAGTCCTATGGCAGTAATTCGATTTCATATGATGGCAATGTATCTGTTGGATCCAATCTTACTGTTCAAAATGCTGTTCTTAATGGAACATTAAGTGTTGGATCTACAACTGGTCAGAGTGGTCAATATTTGCAGTCTACTGGAGTTGGAGTTACTTGGGCATCTTTCCCAACTTTAAGAACAACAAATACTTTTTCTGCAACAAGTGGTCAAACTTCATTTAATGTTAATTATAATGTTGGATTTATTGATGTCTATATAAATGGAGTTAGATTAACTGATTCAGATTATACGGCTTCAAATGGAACTTCTGTTGTTCTCAATGAATCTTGTTATGGTGGAGAAGTAGTAGATATTATCGCATACAATACTACGAGTACTAGTGGATCTGGATCTAGAAGTGGAATTAGTACGGAATATCAGACATTAAATGATGTATTGGGGCTTGGAAATACTTCAACTCGTGGAATGAGTGTTGGAGTTATTACTGCAACTTCCTATAATGGTTCTGGTGCTACTTTATCTGGTATTGTAACTAATATTACTGCAGGTTATGGAATTTCAGTAAATCAGAGCAGTGGTAACGTAACGATCACTGCTGTTGGTTCAAGTGAAGGTAGTTGGACTGTATCTGCTGGTTCTGGCACTTATAGTTTTACTGTACCAACAAATGCAAATTATGTAATGTGGATGAGGGGTAACATACCAAATGGCATTTGTGTTTGGAATGCTACTGTTTCTATTTCAAATCCAAATGTTCCAGTAATAGGCAATCAATATGGTTGGTATTATACTGCTGGAAATCAATTGGTATTAACAGCAATACCAAATCAAATAATTGGCACATCTGGATCTATAATTACATCTAGTCCCGCTGTCAGCAATACTAATACCTTTTCGTTTGGTATTACTAATAATAGCGGTACAAATCAAACTGTGGTTTATGGATACAAAACAATTTAATCATTTGAGGTATTATTTCTAAATAATTGCATAGCCTAGTGTCTTCAGACATGAGGATGGCTTTTTTAGATCTAAAAAACCCCCCCATCCCTTTCTAAGTAGGAGAAAATGGCATTTAATAGAGAACTCTCGCAATTTGCGTCGTTCTTGGAGCTGGACGCAAGTGCAAGATATATTGGAATTACTTCCAACTCAGCTTCAACAAAAGTCGGTATTGGTACAGCACTTCCAGATTCAAAGTTCGTAGTTGTTGGTGATGCCAGAATTACTGGTATCGTTACCGCTGCTAATTTTAAAGTATCTGGAGAGGGAAGATTTGAAGGTCCTTTAACTGGTAATGTAACTGGTAACTTAACTGGTGAAGTTAATGCACCTTCGTTTGATACAAACGCTTCTGGTGTTGTAGTCACAGGTGTTGCTACCGCTACTTCATTCTCTGGTCCTCTGACTGGTAATGTAACTGGTAACTTAACTGGTGAAGTTAATGCACCTTCGTTTGATACAAACGCTTCTGGTGTTGTAGTCACAGGTGTTGCTACCGCTACTTCATTCTCTGGAAACTTAACTGGTAATGTAACAGGTAATGCTGATACAGCAACTGCTTTACAGACCGCTAGAACTTTCCAAATCACTGGCGATGTAGCTTCTGCTGCAGTTTCCTTTGATGGTACTGGAAATGTTTCAATTGCTGCTACAATCCAACCAAACTCTGTTGCACTTGGGTCTGATACCACAGGTAACTATGTTGCTACTGTTGCTGATGCTGGTTCATCTGATATTGTAGTCAACAACTCTGGTACAGAAACTGCTGCTGTCACTATTGGTCTTACAACCACAGGTGTTGTTGCAGGTTCTTATGGTTCAACAACTGCAATTCCAACAATTACTGTTGACTCAAGAGGTCGTGTAACTTCTGTTGGTACAGCATCAGTTGGAACCGCACTGACTGTTGCTGGTAACTCTGGTTCTGAGAACATTAACCTTTTAACGGAAACTCTGTCAGTTGTTGGTGCTGCAGGTAGTGTCTCTACATCAGCTGCATCAAATACAATTACGGTTGACCTGGTAAACACTGCAGTTACACCAGGATCTTATGGTTCTTCAACTCAGATCCCAACATTTACTGTTGACGCAAAAGGTCGCTTAACTGCCGCTGGTACAGCTTCGGTTGGCACTGCTTTAACAGTTGCTGGAGATTCTGGTTCTGAGAACATCGATCTTTTATCAGAAACTCTGACAATTTCTGGTGGAACAAACCTGACTTCATCTGCAGCTGCAAATGGAGTTACAATTAACCTTGATCCTTCGATTGATCTCACCAGTGTCAAGGCATCTGGAATTATTACCGCTGCTCAGTTTGTAACTGGAGCATCTGGACAAGCAATCGGAATCAACTCAAGCACAATTTCTGGTCCTGCGGTTATTACAATTGACCCTGCTGGTGTTGGTGACAATACTGGTGCTGTACGAATCAAGGGTGATCTATTTGTCGATGGCGTTCAAACTGTTATCAATTCGACAACAATTGAACTTGCTGACTTTATTGTAGGTATTGCTTCTACAGCAACAACCGATGCACTTGCCGATGGAGCAGGTATCAAGATTGGTCCAGACAATACTTTAACTTATGATAATGCGAATACAGCTCTGAAGTCAAGTGAGAATTTCAATCTTGCTTCTGGTAAATCATACAAGATTAATGGAACTGATGTTCTGAGTGCAACTTCACTTTCTATTACTAATGTTAATGCTTCTGGTGTTGTAACTGCTACGAGTGGTTTCTCCGGAAACTTAACTGGTAATGTTACTGGTAATGTAACAGGTAACTTAACTGGTGAAGTTAACGCTGCTGCATTCGATACTAATGCTTCTGGTGTTGTAGTCACAGGTGTAGCTACCGCTACTTCATTCTCTGGTCCTCTGACTGGAAATGTAACTGGTAATGTAACAGGTAATTTAACTGGTGAAGTTAACGCTGCTGCATTTGATACAAACGCTTCTGGTGTTGTAGTCACAGGTGTTACTACTTCAACAAGTTTCAGTGGTCCTTTAACAGGAAACGTAACCGGTAACTTAACTGGTGAAGTCAACGCTGCTGCATTTGATACTAATGCTTCTGGTGTAGTTGTAACTGGTGTTGCTACTGCTACTTCATTCTCTGGTCCATTAACTGGTAACGTTACAGGTAACGTAACTGGCAACTCTTCTACAGCATCTGCTCTGCAGACCGCTAGAACGATTGCTATTACTGGAGATGTAGCTGGTTCTGTATCATTTGACGGTTCATCCAATGTTTCGATTGCGGCTACAATCCAACCAAATAGCGTTGCTCTTGGTGGAGATACAACTGGTAACTACGTTGCTACTGTTGCTGATGCTGGATCATCTGATATTGTTGTTTCGGGTTCTGGTTCAGAAACCGCCGCTGTTACCCTTGGATTATCAACAACTGGAGTTGCTGCTGGTTCTTATGGTTCGTCCAGTGTAATCCCAACATTTACTGTTGATTCAAGAGGTCGTTTAACTGCTGCTGGAACTGCATCTGTAGGTACTGCACTTACCGTTGCTGGCGATTCTGGGTCCGAGAATATTAATTTACTCACAGAAACTCTGACAGTTGCTGGTGGTACAAACTTAACTTCTTCAGCTGCTTCAAACACAGTTACAATTAATCTCGACAATAACATTTCATTAACAAGTGTTGTTGCTTCTGGTGTTGTAACTGCTACTAGTGGTTTCTCTGGAAACGTAACTGGTAACGTAACTGGTAACGTAACTGGTAATGTAACTGGAAACTTAACTGGTAATGTAACTGGAACTGCAACAAATGCAGATAATATTAATATTACAACAAAGACTTCTGAAGATTCTGTATTCTACGTTCCATTTGAATCTGGAATTGGCCATACATCACTTCATATTGATACGGCTTTATACTATAATCCAGGTCAAAATTTACTGACTGCAGAAAATA